CCATGATATGAATTAAGGCGTTTCTTGAAGGCGATTTTTTTGAATTTTGCGTCTTATTTTCCCACCTAACCGACCCGGTTAACCCTCACTAAAAATAAGGCGCGGCCAATAAAGGGGAATAGCCCGCCCCTTTATTGGCCACCCCCACATTGCTATGGAAAAAAAAGAGCGAAAAATAAGGACGAAAGTTGAAAAGGCCGGATTAACCATGATGGCCATTACCTTACACAAGCAAGGCCGGTCAGAGAAGGATATAGCCCTACAATTAACAGAACACGCGAAGGAAGAGGGTAAGGCAGATCCGGACAGCGGGCAGCCCTGGACTTTCAGTCAATCCACGGTCAACAGGGAGTTAAGGCGATATAAGAAAGAGTATAAGGATGAAGTGGGGAAAGCCTACAAGGAATTTGTTCAGGCAGACATAAAGACCGACCTGATAGCAGTAAACGAGGCGATCCGGGACCATAGAATTATAGGGGAAGATAAAGAACAGCCCTATGGAACATGGAGCGACGCCTACATGAAAATGTGCAAGATTATCTTCCAGAAAATTCAACACGCCCTGGGAGTTGGCGAGGGCGACAGTATAATTGATGAAATAGTCAAAGACGTGGAAGAAAACTTACCCAAAAAACTCAGAGACAGAATCAAGAAAGTTACAGACAGCACAGGACCGGCAATAACCGCCGGAGAGGGTGAAAATGTAAATGAACCCGAATCTATCACAGAGGGAGAGGGCGCTAAGGGAATATCAAAGTATCATTAGTGATGCTAAAGCCACAAGTAAGGAGGCCCTACGGTTAGCGCAAAGAGAGTTAGGAAAGTCAGACCTTTATTTCCTGCTCTTGATTATCCTTGACCAGGGGCACATGAACCAGGGGCCGGAGTATAAGCGGGACTGGATATTTGATAGGTGCCGGGAGGTCCAGGCAGATCCGGACGAACATTTAGACTTATGGGCGAGGGAGCATTACAAATCAACTATCATAACTTTCGGTCTTACCATCCAGGATAATTTGAACAATCCGGAGCTGACTTTCGGATTTTTCTCTTTTAACCGACCCATCGCCAAGGCATTCCTAAACCAAATCAAGAGAGAATACCAGAAAGATAAGCTAAAAGCCCTTTATCCCGATGTCTTATGGCGCAATCCCGAAAAAGAGGCCCCAAAATGGAGCGAAAACGAAGGCATCTTTCTCAAGAGAAAGGGGAATCCCAGGGAGGCTACCATAGAGGCATGGGGATTGGTAGACGGGCAGCCCACCAGTAAGCACTTTGACCGCATTGTTTACGACGATATTGTCACGGAAGACAGTGTAACTAATATCGACAAGATTAAAAAGGTCACAAAATATTGGGAATTATCCCTCAATCTATGTAAAGACGGCGGGAAGCGGCGATATGCCGGGACCTATTACCATTACATGGACACCTACGCAGAGATCCGGGAAAGGGGGACAGTAAAAGCAAGAGAATATCCGGGAACCGACGACGGAACCATAACCGGTAAACCGGTTTTATACACACCCGAATACATGGCCTGGAAAAAGGCAAATATGAGCAGCTATGTCTTTGCCTGTCAGGTCCTTTTAGACCCGAAGGCCGATTCAATAGCCGGCTTTAAAAAGAAGTGGTTAAAGTATTGGGATGCTGAAACCTATAAGAATCTAAATATATACATGATCGTTGATCCGGCCAGCTCAAAGAAGCATAAAGACAATGATTACACGGTAATTGACATCATCGGTGCCGGCCCGGATGAAAATTTTTACTGGATAACCGGCATCCGCGACCGCTTGACCTTAATAGAGAAGACACGGCGCATATTTACCTTTGTGCGGATGTTTAAGCCGTTAAATATCGGCTACGAAGAATACGGCCTGCAGGCTGATATTGAATATATCGAATACGTCCAGGGGAAAGAGAATTTCCACTTCGACATTACCCCGTTAGGTGGCAGCATCGCTAAAGACGATCGTATAGAGCGATGGCTATTACCTTTATTTCAGAAACACCGCTTCTTTATCCCCACCCAAATTATACAGGTAAATTACCAGAAAGAGCAGGAAGACATCGTAAAGAGCTTTTTAAAGGAGGAATACCATGTATGGCCGTATTGCTTACACGACGACGGCCTTGATAACAAAGCCCGGATCATGGACCCGGACATGGAGGTTGAATTTCCGGAATTCAAGCTGCCGGTACTTCCAGGGCAAGATACAGCCAATAATGAATGGGACCCTTTAAGAGGTTAACAAAAGTTAACAGAACTTAACAAAATATTAACAAACCAATAGGGAGGAAAGGAAATGAAAAGGATCTTTAAGAACTACAAAGGCGCCTGGGTCACAGTGTTAGTGATTTTACTGGCCATACCGGCCATGGTAGCGGCGGAATACATATTTGACCCACAGTACGCCAACAAAGGGAAGCTTGGCACGTCAAGCAAGCCATGGGGGGAAGGAAACATAAGGGACCTGAATGTTTCCCGCAACCTTGATTTTGACACCGCAGGCGGAGTAAGCAGGTTTCGCACTAACGTCTATAGGGTAACAAGCTACACACAGCTATCTTTGACCACGGGCGGAGCCTCAATATTTGTTATTGACCCCGGCACGTGTGAGGCCAGCAGAATTGAAGTAGACTTGACGGCGATTAATGCCAGCGCCAGCCCTTACTATGTATCAGCCTTAACAGGATGGGCTTTAAGCGGTTTAACGGTAGCGCCGGTCACACCGACAGGTGAAAATAACGGGTATATATACACCGTCGTAAAGCCCGATTCAAGCACAACGCCCATATGGAACTGGCAGCCTACGGAGAGCAATACCGGTGTCACGCCAGAGGGCACCCTGAATGCGTTTAACGGTTGTAATTACTGGCTGAAGGCGGCCTATACAACAATCAATAATCAGGGAGACAGTAAAACATTCAGGTTGCAATATAACTCCGAAGTCAGCGTTCAACAGATAAATGAGCAGATCGAACCTAAAATTAAAAATATCACTTTTGCCGACCTTACAACATGGCCTGGCCAGGCTTCAATTTCCGGACAATCAATTTTTAAAATCAATCCATTGGACGGGAATATTTTCAGGATAGACCCATATGCCTTGATCCAGGGCGACGGAGCCCCCGGAGGCACAACCGCATTCCCTATTACTACTGATTTTACAGGTGTTACAATCGTAGGCCCTGATTCTGATACGTACCCTGATTACGAGTTTAAAGTGGAGGTCTCAATCACGGGCGCTACGGGATTTGTTCACTTACAATCCGGAGCCACCACTGTGTATATTGTCCCCTATCCCGGGAGTGGCGCTACAGCTTACAATGCCGAAGGAACCACGGAACCCCAAAGCATCCTATATGTATATTCCACCATCGGAACGACGGGCACTTACGACGTTTTGTCAGGCGGCTCGGATTGGGAGCTGGATAGACCGGGTGAATCCAAAACGTTCAGGTGCCAGCCTAATTCCGCTGTAAGCCTTTACCCGGTCGCCAGGCAGGTGTTTAATTAAAATGTTCCAAGCAGGCCCGGTCAAGGTTGTCATGACCCATGAAAGCCACTACCCCGCCCTTTGGGATATCCTGAAGGGATGGGGCAGTTTTTGGGCGGACAAAGACCATGTGAAGACCCTCGATCATTTCAGGACATGGTACACAGCCACGGCCAAGGACAGCTTAACCGGAATGGACAGCGGCCAGGTGATCGGCGCGGCCTACCTGGACTATATCCGCCCCGGCCACTTCGCCCAGGTCAATATCTTCAAGAGGCGAGGCTACCTAAACCCCCGCATGATATCACGTATATCAAGAGACGCCCTACCCTATTGGTTCAAAAAATACGATCTTGAATTATTGTTAGGTATCACGCGGCAAAAGTCAGCCATCAAATTAGCGAAGCGGATAGGGTTTAAAAAAACCGGGACATTTCCGAAGTGGAAAAAGGTTAACGGGGAGTGGAATACCTACACGGTCTTAACCTTCCTAAAGGAGCAATTAAAATGATTGACGATGAAATCATGAGACAGATAGCGCAGCTTGACCCTTCGTTGATGGGTAAGCTCGATTTTTCATTGGTAAAGTTTAAGGGCGGCGGCGGACCGGTTTACCAGCCACCGCCTGCGGTAGACCCGGAGCCGGTCTATTCGGCACCGCCACCGGCACCGCCGCCACCGGAGCCGCCAGCCGCCGCGACAGAGACGGAAGAAGACAAGAAAGAAAAAGAGCGCATCAAAAAACAGGCACAGGGACGGTCCGCGACCATATACGCCGGGCTGCTTCGGGAGGACCCGAAGCTTGAAAGGCCAATGCTAAAAAAGAAGTTAGGGGCATAAGTATGATACCTTTGGCACCCTATAACGGATTAGAGAGTTACGGAAAGGCCATTGTATCGCTCTTCAATCACCTGAAGACTATCCGGGACCCATACAACGACACATGGACCGATATTGCGGAACACGTTGTACCCATACGCGAAGACATGAGTTTGAGCGCAAATGAAGGGGAGAGGATCGCAACAAAGATTTATGACGGAACCCCTTTAATGGCCTTACAGTTATTCGCGGACGGTCTACACGGTTACCTTATTAGCCCCGCCATATTATGGTTTATGTTGACCCTTGACACGCTAACAAAAGACCTTATGCGGGAATACCACCGAGGCGCACCGACCAGGGGACCGGGGAGGCCCTATATCGCATCTTATAACGCACTTCAAGAAGTGCCGGAGGTCAGGGAATGGCTACAGGAAAGTACTATCGGCCTGTACCGATCTTATCAGCGGTCAAATTTTTACCCCGCCATGACGCCATACTTTGAAGATGGCGGGAGTATTGGCACGGCCACCATATATTCAGAGAGAGACCGGGCCGCCGACAAGACGGTTTATACGACCATGCACCCAAAGCAGATATTCATAGGGGAAAACCAGTTCGGCAATGTGGACACGGTTCTCAGGTATGATCGAATAGAGGGTATTAAGCTGGTCAAAAGATTTGGCAAGGAAAAGCTATCAGACGCCATAAAGGGCAGCCTTGATAACGAACCCTACAAGCGCCATGAAATCTTACACGCGGTTTATCCGAGATCGAACCGGGACCCGAATAAAATTGATCCCTTAAACAAGGAATTCGCATCCGTATGGCTAGAGCTTAATAACAGCAAGGTAATAACAATGGGCGGGTATCGCCGGAACCCTTACCAGGTTTGGAGGTACAGAAAGAACAGCCTGGAAACCTACGGAAGAAGCCCTTGCATGTTCGCCCTACCCGAAATCATGGCCTTAAACCAGATAGGGAAGACATTGTTAAAGGCCGGGCGGTTAGCCGTGGAGCCTGCTTTCATGGCACCGGCGGAGTTAGAGGGAAAAGTCAAGATAACACCACATGGCTTTAATTGGTTCGGGAAAGACGAAAAACGCTTAATAACGCCAATCCACACAATACAGAATTACCCAATAGGCAAAGACCGAGAAGACCGGATAAGGGATATAATAGAACAGTTTTTACATGTTGATTTCTTTTTAATGCTGACCAGGGCACCCCGGCAAATGACCGCGACCGAGGTAATGGAGAGAATGGGAGAAAAGGCCGCCCTGTTAGGGTCAAGCATTGGCCGGTTGAATACGGAAACCCTGGACCCCAACATAGATTCGCAATACGACCACGAATACGAGGCCGGAAACCTACCGGAAGTCCTACCCATACTTCAGGATTACGGAGGCCAACACATAGGCGTACAGTACCAGGGACCATTAGCGCAGATTCAAAAAAGCCTTTTCAGGACCCAGGGGATTACCCACGGATTAACGGCCCTGCAGCCATTATTTGCACTATATCCCGATTCAATGGACAACGTTGACGGAGACGAGGCGGTCAGGGAGGTTTTAGAGAGCTATAATTTTCCGCAAAAAGCGATCAAAAGCACGGAAGAGGTTAGCGCGATCCGGGCGAAGCGGGAAGAACTCCAGAAAATAAAACTTTTAACCGAGCAGGCAGGGGTAGCAGCAGAGCAAATAAAAACACTGGCAGAGGCCGGCCAGGCAGGCCAGGGGTTGTTACCCGAAGGCATGCCGGCGGGACTTGAAGAAATGGCAATGGCAGGGAGCGCCTAAGTATGGAAAAAATAGAGATACCCCTGGAAAAGCTATACGTTTATCCGATGGATTACCTAACAATATTTTCAACAAAGGCCGGGCGCCGGGTTTTGTTGAACTTCATGTTGAAAGGCCACTTTTTTACGGAGATAGAGACAGAAGAGGAAAGGGTAGAACACAACATGACTTTAAGGATTATGCGAAACACCGGCATAATACAGAACAGCACCATAAGGCCGATCGTTAAAGCCATGATCGACATAGCCAAAAGGCATCCAATAACATCGGCGACATTATCGCCCGATGATCAAAGCTTATCACAATTCAAAAAAGAGGAAGGAGAATAATTATGGGGACAGAAGATGGCAACACACCGGCATGGATGGAGCAGTTAACAGACGACCTAAAAGGCAACGAGGCATTGACCCAATTTGAGAACCTAAGCGATTTGGGGAAAAGCTTCGTAGACCTGCACGGGAAGTCGGCCAACGCTATTCAATTACCGGGAGAGGAAGCCACCGACGAAGAGAGGGGAGCCTTCTTTAACAGCTTAGGGCGACCCGAAACGCCCGACGGATACAAGGTTGAAAGACCCCAAATGCCGGAAGGTTTGATTTATGACGAAGAAGGGGAAGGGAAGCTAAAATCAACCCTTCACGACATAGGTTTGACCGGGGATCAATTTGGGAAAGTCTACAAGGCTTACAATGCCAACGCAATAGAGGCATACACTGAAATACAGAAAGAGCGAGCAGCGAGGCATGACAGAGCAGTTGAGGCGCTTCAACAGAAGTGGGGCGATAAATACGAGGGAAATGCAAAGATGGCAATGGGGTTTGTTGAGAAGACCGACCCGAAGTTTGCCAAATATCTCGAAGCCAGCGGATGGGGAGACAATCCGCCCATGATCGAATTTTTTCATACCCTGGCCATGAAAATCGACGATGACAAAATGCTATTAGGAGGGCCAGGCGGCGGCGGAGGGGAAGGCGACGACGCAGACGCCATTTACCCGGAAATGGCCGCCAAGACAAAAAATAGCTAAAAAGGAGGACAAAAGCAATGGCGACCGTAGGAACCAATTTATACACATTAACCGATTGGGCCAGGAGACTGGACCCAAAAGGCAAGTTAGATAAGATCGTAAACGTTTTAGCCGAGACCAACGAAATAATCGACGACGCCCTGTTTAAAATGGGGAACCTGAAGACCGGCCACAAGACCACCGTGTTGACCGGCCTACCGACTATTACATGGCGAAAGCTAAACAGGGGCGTACAGCCGAGCAAGTTTACAACCGTGCAGGTAACGGATACGTGCGGCATGGCGACCGCTTTGGCCAAGGCGGATATGGAGTTAGTTAAGCTCAACGGCGGCGGCACCATGGCCAGGCTGGCAGAGGAAAAACCCTATCTTGAGGCCATGAATCAGGACGTTGCGGGCGGTCTATTTTACTATGACACGGACACGGACCCGGAGAAATTTCTTGGACTCAGCGCCCGGTACCCTTACAGCGACGCCCCCAATGTGGTTAATAACGGCGGCAGCGGAAGCGACGTTACCAGCATTTGGCTGGTTGGTTGGGGAGAAAACAGCGTTCACATGATCTTCCCGGAAGGGTCAAAGGCCGGCATCGACACTATAGACGTCGGAAAAGGAGACCCGATCCTTACCGGCGACGGACAGACCCCGGAAGGCGAATTCCTGGCCTATGTGTCATGGTATATGTGGAACATCGGCCTATGTGTTAGGGACTGGCGGTATATTGTCAGAGTGTGCAATATCGAAACGGCAGGGGACGAGAACACCTTTGATCATAACGCCCTTATCGACGCTTATGTTAAAATACCCAAT